GTGACAAGGAACAAAGAAATTAGGTTTAAACCCAGTAACGGGTAAACCCTCCGATCGATTCTGAATCGCGTCGGAGAGGAAGGGAACACCCAGCCCAACGGAACATTGGAACATATCATTAAATGAATGTCCAATTTCCCAAGGGGTAAGCTTTTTACCATCCTTTTCTTTCTTCAAATTATAGTTCTCCACCAAACTAAAGTTGACATACTCAAATCGTTTCAAACCACGATTGGTAACCACCATCTGACGAGAATTTATCACAGCGAAATATTCACTGGCATATGACTTCCCAACTGAGAGTTTTAATCCCAATTCAGCGGTGGCATCCTCCCAAATCTGGCAAAAAAATGCCGGACAAGGAAAGAGAATGTCATCTCCGTTTATCTTCGTGTTCCTCAAGATATAGTCTCTGCTTTCAAGCGTTATTAGGTTTCTTTCCATACCTCTCTTCAGAGCGATACGGAGACCCGCAAGGTTAAGCAAACACAGAATAGGAAAAGAGAGGGGGTGACCCATCAATTGACCATTTTCTTGTTTCATCCGGAAGAACCAACCCGTTTTGCCTTTAATGCAAAAGCTTTTTAGATGTAGTGGTATGTGCGGAACCTTTGTCCGAGGATCTTCTTTGAAATCTCTTACTTTGTACCAGATATTCGCATCAGTCAAGTGCGTAATCAATCCGGTCATACCTAAGTTTTCTAGAATCCTCAACTCTGCGACCTTACATGCGTTGCTGTTCAAGTTATCAGTTGCGCCCTTGTAGTCACCCGAGTTCCACACCCACCCCGTCGGGATCATTGTACCCTCGAGATCATCCAACCATGTATCATTCATGGTGGAGAAGTTTGTAGCCTTCCATTTGCCGAGCATAAAACCCTGCAACGGCTGCTGGTAGTAATAAAGATTGGCATCACCCAAGGTGATCGGACGAAACTTTCCTGCTTCGCTCACGACTGAGACCCTTACGTCATTATTCATGTACGTTTTCTCATACCAATATTTTTCCTCCAACTGCGCAAAACACTCCTCTTTCCAGGAACAAAGCTTTTCAGCAAAGTCCCGTAGAGAGGGTTCAAGCCACTTCTTCTTGATACCAACTTTCTCGTAGCTTCTTTCATCTACAAATTTGGTACCAAAGACCTCATGCATATTCCCCAACACATCCATAAACTCACGACGCTGTACCCGCTCCACCACAGTTGTCCGAATATCAAAAATCGACAATTCCAC